GAAGCAGAAGCAAAACTGAAAGAATTGGGAGGTAATCAGAATGGAAAAGTATAAATGTATTAAAGAATTTTATGTTCCAAAATATGACGAGAACGATAGCCCTACTGACGAATACATAACAATTCACAAAGGGAGTATATATGAGTACACAGAGGGCTATATAGGTGAATCAGATATACGATTGTATTTAGAAGATGGGGACGATGACTGTGGTTATCTTGATATTTCCTATGAAACATTAGAAAAGTATTTTGAAAAAATTGCATGAACTGAAAGAATTGAGAGGTGGAGAAAATGAATGATGGCGGAAAAATAATTAAAAACTGTATTGAATATGCAAGGCAAGCGGATATTCAAAATGGGGAACAGGGGGTGCAAGAATGAGACTGATTGATGCAGATGATTTTATGGAAAGAATGGAATGTGACACAGATATATGTGCAGAAATGGAACAGGATGGATTGAAGGCACTAAAGAAGTATCTTGATTTGCAGCCGACAGCTTATGATGTAGATAAGGTTGTGGAACAATTAGAAGAAGAAAGGGAACTTGCATATGCTGATCTTGACAGATATGTTGAAGAAGTCGATCCTTGTTTTGATTCTGAATATGATGATTTTTTTCACAAAGGCTTAGGAAGAGCGATTAAGGTTTTAAAGGCAGAAAGAGTGACAAGTTCACTGCTCAGGTGGTGTGTGGCGCATCAATGAACCAGAGGTAACAATATGGAGAGGACTAAATTAGTGATGGAGGAATGAGCGTAAAAAAAGACTGCATCATGTATGATGCGAAGTTTGGACATTCAAACAAGGGAATGTGTAGAGGACTGAAAAAGTTGTATTGCGATATAGAGGAGTGCGGATTTTACAAGCCGGAAAGCCAATACAATGCAGACGGCAAACGTAAGGCGAAAAATAACCGCTTTGTAACACCGGTATCACAATAGATCCCATGGAAGGAGAAACGTATGCAGAACAAAAATGGAGAAGGATATAAAGATCCAACTGCAGCAAAAGCGATTCGTTCCGCTGTGAGACAGGAACGAGAAGCAGAACGCAGACAGAGAAGAGCACGCAACGAAGTAAAAAAAGAGTATTTGCGTCAATATCGCAATATCATGTTGCAGATCAAGGACTTAAGAGATCAAGAACAATCATTACGTGAGGTGACGATGTCTGCTCCGATCCAGCAGCTATCCGATATGCCGAAAGGCTCAACAAGCAAATCCGACTTGTCGGACATTATGATCAAGTATGAGCGGGTACAGGCAAAAATACAAGACAAAATGTGCGAAGCCTTGGAAAAGCGGTTGGAGATTGAGGATGCAATATTGGATATATCAGATCCGAAAGCGGCAGCAGTTCTGCGTATGCGATACATAGAACTTAAGAAGTGGGAAGAAATAGCACAAAAATTAGGGTATAGTGCGAAACAAGTGCAAAGAATACAAGGGAAAGGATTGAATTTATTAAAAATATAAAAAATAAAAGATGTCCTTTTATGTCCTATTCATATGTGCTATTATTATATCATCAAAAGAAAGAGCATCCGAGAAATTGGGTGCTCTTTTTGCGTGCAAGGAAGGTGGTGTTGTGACAGATGTAAAGGAATTAGCGGAAATTGATTACTTGGCCGGAATGAAATATAAGGACATTGCGGCAAAATATAATGTATCGCTTAACACTGTGAAGAGTTGGCAAAAACGATATGGATGGAGTAGAAAAAAGGGTGCACCCAAAAAGGCAAAAAGGGTGCACCCGAAACGAGCGTCATCAAACAGCAAAATACAGGAGGAAGAAGCAGATATTGAAGCCCTCGTAGAAAATGATGAACTCACCGATGGACAAAGGCTTTTCTGCGCGTTTTATCTGCGAAGTTTCAATGCGACAAAAGCGTATATGAAGGCGTATGATTGCACGTATGAAACAGCGATGGCAGCAGGGTCAAGGATGTTAAGAAATGTTAAGGTACAAGATGAAATCAAAAAGCTAAAGCAAGGCAGGCTTAACAGAGAGCTTCTGACAGAAGAAGATATTATACAAAAATATATCGATATCCTGTATGCAGACATCAATGATTATGTTGATAGCAACAATATACGCTTGGATAATCCGCTTGCGGATGGCACATTAGTCAAGAAAGTGTCTTTCGGAAGGACCAATAGCGTGGAATTGCTTGACAAACAAAAAGCATTGCAGTGGCTCGCAGATCACATGGACTTTGCTACCGTAAAGCAGAAGGCAGAGATTGCACTCCTGCAGGCAAAGGTAAACGAGCAGTCCGGCGACGGCACACAGGAGAAGACGGAAGCTATAGACAATATACAAGAGCTGTTAGAACAAGTGAGACCAATAGAAAGCGATGAGGCAGCGAAGTAGCAAAGAGGTGATCAAGGTGATAAAGTTATCTCCTAAGTTTAAGGATTTTTTGCTGACGGAGACAAAAAGAGATTATCTGGAAGGGACGACGGCAGCAGGCAAAACGACGGTCGGCATTACAAAGTTTATGCTGATGGTTGCAAAATCAGAAAAGAAGTACCATTTGCTATGTGGATTGGACCTTGGAACGGTCGAAAAAAATGTTATCAACAGTGAATGTGGATTATTAGCACAATTTGGAATGCTGGCAAAGTATTATAGCAACGGAAAAGGAATTATCGGTCTGCCGCATATCGTGTATGTTACACCGAAAGGCGAAAAGATCATCTATGTGAGCGGGTACGATAACAAGAATCGTTGGGAAAAGGTGTTGGGAGCGCAATATGGATGCGTTTACATCGATGAGGTAAACATCGCAGACATGGATTTTTTGCGAGAGATCACACATCGTTGCCAATACATGATGACGACAAGCAATCCGGATGCACCGGACAAGCCGGTGTATAAAGAGTTCATCAATCGGAGCAGGCCGCTAAAAAGGTATATTGAGGATTACCCACCGGAGCTGTTGGCAGAGTTAAATGAAGAGCCGGTAGAAGGATACATACATTGGTATTTTACGTTTTGGGACAATGCAGCAATGACGCCGGATCAGATTCAGGCAAAGATTGATGCAGTCCCCAAAGGGACCAAGATGTATAAAAATAAAATACAAGGATTACGAGGCAAGGCGACAGGTCTTGTCTTTTGTAATTTTAGTAAAAAGCATCATG